GCCAAGAAGCAGCACCTTTGGTGCCGTTGCGTCAATCCGTCGATGTTTTCATCGATGGTTGCAACAGCCCTCGTAGGTGCTACCTCCAAAGAGTTCGCCAGTATCGATCGCTTCGTGCGGCGATCGATGCTTTGTCCGAATCCTACTCTGCTCCTCGTCTTCGAGGTTTTTTGAGTAAGGTTCCTCGTCCGGGATCGGTTCGCACCGATTCCCTTCGTGTAATTCTCTTTTGGGAGAATTTGACAAAGTTGGCTAAGGTTCTGGCTAACTTGAGTCCGGCTCAAGTCAGACCTCTCTTTTCTGGTGATCCCGGCCGGCGGGATCGGCAGTCTCTCTCTTTTTCCCTTTCTCTCTTGTGCAAGTCCCTCCACGCTCCTTGTTCTTGTTACGCGCAATCCAGTTTTTCCGGCGACGGTCACCGGGCCTCTTTAACGAGACCCGACGAAGTGTCCGCGGAATTTGTTGGCTTCGCTGGTGACATGAGCAAGCGCCTTTTTAAGCGCGGTTGGGATTCTGCTTATTTCTCTTCCTGCGTTTCTTCTTCCGTTTCGGCGAATGGCTGTTACGAGACCCCTCGTTCTGGGGGTGGTTCCTTATCTCGTTTCAGTAGCCAGAAGGAGTATCTTGATCGAGTAATGGGGGTTGAGCCTTTTCGGCTTTCTCCCATTGGTCGTTTCCAGTCGGTTTGTTCCGCTGGGAAGATGCGTCCTTTGACTATTATGCATTCGTCGTATGAGTATCTTCGTCCCCTTCATAAGACTCTTTACAATCACTTGTCTTCAATGCCTTGGTGTCTCCGTGGAAGCCCGGATCCCAGCAAGATGAGTGGATTGTTGTCTTTAGAAGGTGATTTCGTTTCCGTTGACTTTCAGTCCGCTACTGACAACCTTTCTGTGAACGTCGCTGAACGCGTTCTTGGGGTTGCTCTCGGTAGGGCGAGGTCCGTTCCTGACTTGGTGAAGAAGGCGGCGCTCGAGTCTTTGAGACCTGAGGTGGTTTACGAACCCCTCGGTTTCGCTCTCGGTGTGCCGGGATCCTCTGGGATCCTGTCTATGGGCCAAATGATGGGTCAGCTTCTTAGCTTTCCCCTTTTGTGCCTGCAGACGTTCTTCTTTTACCTTTGGTCAGCTGGCTTGACGGATCTTTCTGGAAAGTCCCTCCGGGAGTTTTCCGGATGTTTAGTCAACGGTGACGATTTACTCTTTCGGTCGAAGAATCCGTCCTCTTTTTTTTCTGCTGCGGCCGCTACCCCTTCCGTAATTAATGGTAAAAAGACTCAGGTTTCGTCTCGATACTTGAACA